GCCTTCCTCGTCCTGACCTGGAACGCCGTCAAGGCGATACACGACTGGCGGCAGCTCGCAAGGAGGCCCACCGCCGACACGCTCGCGGACCACGAGGTGCGCATCAAGCATCTCGAGGAGTGCTGCAACGAGGTGCGCGGCAAGCTCGACGCCGACTGGCAGTGGCAGCAGGACGAGCGGGAAATCAACTCGCTCATGCTGAGGTCAATAAAGCACCTGCTGCAGCACGAGGTCGACGGCAACGACACGGCGGCCCTCGAGCAGATGGAGGCCGAGATAGACAACTGGCTTTTTGACCACGCGAAGTAAGGAGAACGAAATGAACGTGAAATTCTGGAAAGCAGCAGGCGTGCGAGCACTCAAAACAGTGGCGCAGACGCTTGCGTCCACCCTGCCCGTTGGGTTCGTGGTGACGCCTGCGATGGTCGAGCACCTAGACATGTCAATGGTCTGGGTGGTTGTCGCGTGGATTCTGACGGGCTCGCTCGCCGGTATCCTGTCCATCCTCACCAGCTTGGCGGGCATACCCGAAGTCGACGAGGGGAAGTCGCCGCTGGGCAAGCACGGGACCGAAGATGAGTAGGACCGTCGCCGAGATCGCCGCGCTCATCCACCGCGACATGTGCGTTGACGCAGCGAACGGCTATTCGTGGTCCCCCAGATGGGGCGAGGACGGGCTGGGAGTCAAGAGGCTCGTGATAGACGGCAGGGTCTACCAGTACGACCGGGGGAGCTACGACTGCGCGTCCTCCGTCATAACCGCCTGGAGCGAGGCCGTGAAGTACACGCGCTACAAGGGCAGGCTCGACGGCGCCACGTACACGGGCGACATGCTCTCGGTGTTCCTGGCAAGCGGCCTCTTCGAGAAGTGGGACACCGATTCCACAATCGCGCAACCGGGCGACGTGTACCTCAACTACTCGGAGCACACGGCGATGTGCCAGAGCGTGGAGCCCGACATGCTCAGCGAGTTCTGCATCAACGAGAACGGCGGGGTCTACGGCGGCAAGGTGGGCGACCAGACGGGCCACGAATCCCATGTCACGGGCTACTACAGCCGTCCATGGAACTGTACGCTCCACTACAACGGCAAGGCCGAGGACACCCCTTCCAAGGTGCTCTACGGCATCGACGTGTCGAGCAACCAGCCGGCGTCAATCGTGCGCGACGTGGACAACGCCTTCGCCATCGTCAAGATGAGCGGCAACCCGCAGAAGGACGGCAACGGCAAACCGCTGCGCTGGAATTACGTCAACGACAGCGCGAAACAACAGGCCAAGGACGCCATGGAGAAACACGGCCTATTGGGCCTGTACCACTTCGCCTACGGACTCGATGCCGTGAAGGAGGCCGACTTCTTCGTGGAGCAGGTGAAGAAGCTCGGATACCTCGGGAAGGCCATGCTCGTGCTCGACTACGAAGCCGATGCGATCTCCATGGGCAGGGTGTGGGTCAAGCGGTTCTGCGACAGAGTGAAGTCGAAGGCTGGCTACGCTCCCGTCATCTACGCGTCGGGCTCCGTCATCGAGTCGCAGTACTTGGGGAGCCTGGGCTACAAGGTGTGGTGCGCCAACTATTACCGTGGCTACACTCCGATTCAAGGCTACGACACCAGGGGCATGAAGGTGGACTACGCCAAGGCGATCATGTGGCAGTTCACCTCGCAAGGGTATCTGAAGGGCTACGACGGGCCGCTGGACATGGACGCGTTCTTCGGCACCTCCGCAGACTTCAAGGCGCTCATGGGGCCGCACAACGGCTCCAAGGAGGCATCCAAGACCGAGAAGCAGGCGACGCCCAAGAAGGCAGACAACCAGACCAAGCCGATTCAGTATCGAGTTTTCAGGGACGGCCAGTGGAGGCCCTGGAAGCAGGGCGGCAAGACCGCAGGCAAGCTCGGCTCGGATGTGTACGACGTGGAGGTGAAGAACCTCGGCAAGAAGGGCTGGTTCCAGCTCACGCTCAAGGGCGGCAAGGTATTGCCGAAGAACGCGCTCAACGTGAAGCGCAAGCTCCCCGTGATAGGGGTGACGGTCTACCTCGACTCCCCAAATGCGGACAAGGAAGCCGTCTACAGGGTGTTCGCGAACGGCAAGTGGCTCCGATGGGAGCACGACGACGACGGCGGAGGGGCGGGCGACGACGTCCACCCCGTCCAATGCCTGCAGGTCAAGACGGAGAAATGCTAGTGTTCGGGCCTTCCTTCGGGGAGGCCCCCTTTTTTTGTTCCCCTGGGGTTTGCACATGCACGGGCAGACGAGTCTGCGGGTCCATGTTCAACCCACGCAGGTACACGTCGAGCACGATGTTGTCCTGGCCACTTGGAGCGCGGTTGGAATACTCTATCCTATCCACCAATCCCCAGATGAGGCGGCGCTTCGCCTCGACCGAAACCTCTGGGTCCTGGATCGCCTCGATGCAATCGTGGAACATCACGGCACGGGATGCGTCGGGGGAGGATTCCGCGTCGAGAAGCTCCTGGGCGTCCCTGATTCTGCCTTCGAGCACGCCCTTGCGCCTGACGAAGTCCTCCTCTGAGATGATGCCGCGCTCCATCCTGTCGAAGTTCGCCTCTATGGCAGACTGGGCCTCTGCTATGGTGCGCTCGTAGTCCTCCCTGCGGGACGTGGTCTTGCCGGGTTCCACCTCGAAGTCCTCCATGGCCTTCTGCAACGCCTGCACGAAGACCGAGTCGAGCACGGACACCCTGCAACCCTTGGTCTGGCATCCCTCGCCCGGGTGGAGATGGACCAGCATCGGCTCCTTGGCGTTGCCCGTGGCGCTGTAGGTGAGGGGCCTACCGCATTCCGCGCACCTGAGAATCCTGCCGTAGTAGTTGCGCTTGATGTAGCTGTTCCTCACCCTGGGCGCCTCCGTGCGCTTCCCCACGGCCTCCCACAGCTCCATCGACACTATCGGCTCATGAAGGCCGTCGACCTCTATAGGCTCCTTAGGGAGTATCTTGTAGCGCGTCCTTCCGTTCTCCATGAACTTGCGCTGCTCGGTGGCGTTCCACCTTATCTTGCCGATGTACGCGGGGTTCCTCACGATGTTCTCCACCGAGCTGTAGGACCACTTGCTGTTTCTCATGGGGACGGCTCCCATAGCGTCGAGCCTTCGGGCAATCTCGCGGGAGCTGAGCCCCTCGGCGTACATCTCGAAGACGGCAACCACGAAACGCGCATCGTCGTTGGGCACGAGCGTCTTCATGCCGTCGATTCTCGCCTTGTCGTAGCCGTAGGGTGCGCACTGGCCGATGAACTGGCCCTCTCGGACCGATGCAAGCCTACCCGCTATCAGGCGCTTGTTGATGGCCTTGAACTCCCTTCGGCTCATGAACAGCCCGAACTCGAAGTACTCCATGTCGGCTTCGGAGTGGGGGTCGTAGACCTTGAACGGCGTGACTATGAGGGTGTTGCTCTCCATGAAGACCCTGCCCACGCGGCCCTGGTCCACCATGTCCCCTCGGGTGAGCCGCTCCACCTCCATGCAGAGCACGCCCTCCCACCTGCCGGAGTTGACGTCGGAGAGCAACGCCTGCATCTCGGGGCGGGAGTCTATCGAGTCGCCCGACTTGATGCCGTCGCAGTACCACCGCTCGATGGGGACCCCCATCTTCTCGGCCAGCCCCTCCAAGGTCTGCCTGTGGTGGGCCAGGGCGTCGTAGCCCGACTCCACCTTCTCCCTGACCTCGTCGGCCCTCGATTTACGTAGGTAAGCGCAAAATCCCATGATACAATCACCTCGCAGCTCTGATGGCTTTGCTGCACTTGAATTGGCGTCCCCGCGTGCCTGCGCGGGGGCGTCTAACTTTCTAATCTTCGAGCAAACCCCTCGCCATGGACAGCAGCAGCTTGCGCTCCTTGGCGTTCATCTTCCTGTAGAGGGAGAGAAGCTCGTACTCGTCCTCGCTCATTCCCGAATAGTCTGGTTTGTCCTTGATGATATTTGCTCTATCTCTATAAATCATTTTCCTTCTCGACATATCGAACGCATCGTCGATGGCGTCGCCTATTATTTGCGATTTCGGAATCCCGAAAAAATCGGATAGCTTTTGGATTGCTCCCATCCTGGGGACGGAGCGGCCATTCTCCCATTGGCTGACGGCCATGGACGACACGCCAGCTATTTTGCCGAACTGCTCTTGGGTTAAGTTTTTAGACTCTCTAAGACGCTTTATGCTCTCGGAAATCCTCATATTGGCCTCCCATCTCGGGAGTTATAATTTTATTACATTTCGTGTCAAAAGTCGTTGACACAAACTATACGTTTAACTATAGTTACAACAACGTTAGGAGGAAGCGATGAAGATAGCCGAAGCCAGAAAGCAAGCGCGTTTCAGCCAGAAAGAAGTGGCTGACCAGCTAGGCATTTCTCGACAGACTTACATCCGCATGGAAAAGAATCCCGAAGACATATCCATCAAGGACGCGAAAACATTGGCTGCACTTTACAAAGTTTCGGTCGATGAAATTTTTTTCG